TCAAAGAGAAGCACGAACAATATTTGACATAATATACAGACTATACGCACTCGAATCGTTCAAGTAATTGATTTCAAAGGCTTTTGCCTTCACTGTCGCCGGCGTTAGTGTCACTGCTAGCACCATCGCCCCGATCACCGTAGTGACCGGGGACAGTCTGTCCCACACTACGCTCCAGGCCTTCTTCGCTTCCGGGCTTTCAGCGCCTTCGGTCCTTACAAGCACCGCAATTGCCGGGTCCGCTTGAGCTAGGTGGATCAACGCCATCAAGTGGTCGTCCTTGATGGGCTTGCCTTTGCGCCACAGCGATATGGCGCTTGGAGACACGTCGAGATGCTTCGCCAGCTGGCGGTCTGACGGCTCATTGCACGCTTTTAGCGCTGTGTCAAGCAATTTATTTATCGTCTGCATGTCGAGTTTTACTTGACGTGGGTGTCGAGTTTTAGTTTATATGCACCCCGTGACGAGTGGTACTCGACACCGCGCACCCCCGGCTCCCCTCCGGGGTCCGCGTCAAGGGGCAGGGGATAGGGGCTTCATGGACACCAACGCATTTGCATTGCTCGGCGCTTCCGCGCTGACCGTGATCGTCGGTTTCGCCCGATTGGTCGCCTGGATTCTTGACCGTCGCGCCGAAGCTGCGCTGCGCGCACACCGCGAGCAGGTCTTCATTATCGAAAGCTACGCCGAACTCATGGCCGATGCGACCTCTGGCTATTGGTATGGGCGGTCCGTCGCATGAAGGAGTTCGCAAAGTGCATCGGCTACGTGTGGGCGCTCGCTGCCTTCATTTCCCTTTTCATCATCGGTGCCTACTACCTGCCTGAGCCGTGGACATGGGTTTGTGGCGTCTTCTTGTTTCTGACGCCTGCCGGTCTGATCGCGTATTTCTCCGGTGTCGGCCATGACTGACGCTCCGTCTGTGCAGTGGCTCATCTCCGCTGCTCGTGTGCACGGCGGTCCACGCATTTACGTGTTGACCATCGTCGTCAACGGCAATGCCGTCGAGCAGAGCTATTTCGCATCGCGAAATGATGCTGCTGACGCACGTGACGCTGCCATGGAGTTCTATCGTGGCTGACGGCACCTGCTCATTCTGCGGCGACACCACTGCCTACTTTTTCCCAGGCGGCTTGTGCGTTGCGTGCACCTCGAAAAACGCACGCATCCGCATGCAAGAACAGCCCACGCAATCGCGTGAGTTGTCCGCGTTCGATGCATCTGTGGGCGTCATGCAGGCCGCTACGCGCCGCACGGAAATTGCCGCAGAGAAGATCCAAAAGAACAAGCGTGTGGTCGGTACAAGCGTGCGTGAGTTCGACGCGGCGCATCCGATCGCATTGACCGCTGAGGGCCAGCGCGCAGCGCTGGCCCTTGGGCTTGTCCATTACAAAACAAGTGACACGCGGGCCTCTACGACCGGCACCGTGACCATCGAAATCGACCCGTTACAAGCGCGGGCGCAACGGCTGCGCAAGTCCGTGATTACCGGAGCACGTCTGCATGACCAGGAAGCGAAAAAAGGCTCCTTCCGGGGTGCGTGGTATTTCCTCACGCTCACCTACCGTGATGGAAGCGACAGCAGCCCTCGTGACGTTAGCGAACTATTTAAACGCATGCGCGGCCACTTCAATCGCCTTAAATCTGGGCGCGCACGGTGGAACCGTGAAAGCTTTCGTTACGTATGGGTCGGAGAGCTCACCCAGCGATTCCGCCCGCACTACCACGTAATGCTGTGGGTTCCGACGGGCATGTATTTCGGCAAAGTCGATCAACGCGGCTGGTGGCCTCATGGCACAACGCAAATTGAAAAAGCCCGCAACTGCGTCGGCTATCTCGCGAAATACGCGAGCAAGTTCACTGCCCTTACAGCTGGAGCTTTTCCCAAAGGCTTCCGCACACATGGCATTGGTGGACTCGATACCGAATCCAAGCGCGAATTGCGCTGGTGGAAGGCCCCGAAAGACGCGCGTGAAGCTCTCGGCGGGGAAGCGGATATCCGCAAAGCAAAGGGCGGTTGGTTCGACAGGCTTACCGGAGAGTTCTGGCCGTCTCCGTGGAAAGTCACATTCATCTTTGGCCGGACATTCGCTTGGAAGGTAGTCCCACTATGAAAGTCCAGATCATGAGTTCCGCTGTCGCCATTCGTTCGTTTCCGGCTCGCGATGGTAAGCCGGCCACGCACTTTCGCGAGCAGACCGCCGCCGTGTTGCGTGACGGCGATTTCCCGCTGCCGTTCACCATCAGTCTTGACGAAGATCAAGCGCCGTACGGCGAAGGCTTTTACGTGATCGATCCCAAGTCGATGCAGAACAACAAATACGGTGGCCTTGAGTTTGGCCGTCGCATCCGGCTCATCCCGGATGCCACCGCCAAAGCCGTGCAGCCTGCGGCGCGGGTCGCCTAAGCCATGGCCGTGTGCGTAGCCTTGCAAGCGGACGGCACGTTGGTGCCCACCGGCCAATCGGTTGGCGAGTGCAGCGGCTACGTGCTCGTCAGTGGTAGCGAATACGGCGTGTATGCGCTGGTGCAAGAAGCGTTCGCGATGCCCAGCAAGGAGGACGCCGTAGCGTGGTCCACCGGCTGCTGCGGTGTGGTGATCGTGTGGTTCGTCCTGGGACGCCTCGCCGGCAGCGTCGCGGGCATGTTCAATGACCGGTAAATCAATCAATCAATCAGGAGAGAAAACATGGGTGACATTCTGTCGGGTCTGAGTGCGGCTGAGGCCGTGACCGCTGTTGTGGGTGCTGCTGCGCTGATTGCGCTGGTCGGCTTCACCAAGTGGGGTGCAAAGAAGGTGGCCGGCTTCTTCGGCTAATGGCGGTGAGGGTAGGGCGGCGCTTCGGTGTCGCCCTCTCTCTTTCTGGGGGTCACGATGATCGTTCTACTGTTCTGTGCATTTATGGGCGCGCTGTGTGGATGGGCAGCGGTCAAGGGTTTGGATGCACCATGATGCGAGTGATTCTTTCGGTGGTGTGCACACTCGTGATTGCGCTATGCGCTATCTCTCCTGCGCAGGCTGCTGATTCGCGTTCGCAGGCATTTGCCAAGTGCATGAACCATGCAAGCGCGTATCAGGTCAAAGATACGAACCTCATCACCAGTCCTGGCACCTGTGTAGATAAGGGTACTGAGGCCACCGGCAAGTATTACCAGTGCCAATACAGCGCGGCTGCTTACTATCAAGGTCCAGTCTCTGTTGTCACCTGTGGTGACTATCCTTATGACAACGAGAATAATTGCAAAAATGCGCCTCCGCTAACGAATGTCTCGGTGCGTGGTTCGATCTATGCGTGTTCGAATCAGTGCCAGTACACAATGAATTCCGCTGGCGGCGTTGATGTCTGCATGGGCGGTGGAGCTGACCTGTACTGCGCTGCCAAGAATTGGTCGCCAACTGGTCAGGAGTGCCAACAGGGCGATGCTGTTCCGTCTGGCATCCATGAGCCTGACAAGCAGACGTGTTCGTCTACTGGTGGCGCTTATGCCGAGTGCATCAGGTCGGACGGCACCCACTGTGTCACCGGCGCTGCTGGCTCCACGCTGTGTTGGAAGCCAGAGCTAACTGGCCCGCGTCAGACCGCCGATGGCACCTATGCCGGTGATCGTCAGAAGGCACCCGCTACGCCGACGCCTCCTCCTAATTTGAAGGATCCTAAGGAGGTTTCCAACACTACGACCACGGTCAATAACACCACCTACAACACGACCACGTGGAGTTCCAGCGGCAGCAAAGGCGGGCAGGGCAACGTGGGCGAGGGTGGCAAAGACAATGGTTCTGGCGGTTCTGGCGGTGGCTCTGGAAGTGGAGACGGCGACGGTGACGGTGATGGGGATAGCGACGATCCGGGAGAGGGTTCGCCCATCGGCGACCTCTACACCAAGAGCGATAAAACAGTGGAGTCTGTTGTGTCGAGGTTTGCAACGCAGGTTCGCGCCACACCTCTTGCTGGCGGGATTGCAAGCTTCATGACGGTTCCGTCTGGTGGTTCGTGTCCGGTGTTTAGCCTGGGTGCGTCGATGTGGTGGGATGCCATGACGATTGATTTTCACTGTAGCGGCACATTCCTCACGTTTTTGCGTGCGTGTGGATGGGTCATTTTGGCGATTGCTGCGTATGCGGCCATCCGCATCGCCGTGACATAAGGGGCAGGGCATGTACGCTGGTTGGTTCACCGATCTGACAGCCTGGATATGGAGAGCGGTCAAGGCGGTTTGGCAGGCGTTTGCTGATTTCATCGGCGATTTGTTTGTGATGTGGTTGGAACAGTCGCTGTCGGCGATCTTGTATGTCTTGAGCCTCTTGCCGATGCCCGACTTCATGAAAGGCCAGAGCATCGGCGCGATGCTGGGAAATGCTGGCAGTACAATCCTCTGGTTCGCTGACGTTTTCATGATTGGTCCGTCGCTCGTGGCTGTGGGTGCCGCCATGATTTTCTACTTGTTGCGTCGTGTCCTGACGCTTGGGATTTGGTGACATGCTCGTTTTCAACGAAGGTGTGCCGCGCGCCGGCAAGAGCTACGACGCGGTTAAAAATCACATCTTGCCTGCGATCAAAAAAGGTCGTCGCGTCTTTGCGCGTCTGAACGGTTTACGCCATGACCGCATTGCCAAGCATCTTGGCATGGAGGAAAAGGACGTTCAGCACTGCCTCGTGCTTGTTGACACGAAGGACGTGGCGAAGCTCTTTGCGTGCACGCAAGATGCGTCCGGCAAGTGGTGTATTCCCGATGAGTTCAAAGACGCGTTAGTTGTGATCGATGAGGTCCACGAGTTCTACGTCAATGAGCGCAAGCCGCTGGAGCCGGCTGTTGAGAATTTTTGGGCGCTGCTTGGTCAGAACGGTGGCGATGCGGTCATCATGACGCAGTGGATCAACCGCTTGCATTCAGCGGTCAAAGCACGTATCGAGAAGAAAAACACGTTTCAGAAGCTCACTGCTGTCGGCATGAAAAGCCGGTATCGCGTGACGTATTTCCACACGACCTCGCCCGGTAAATTCGAAAAGGTCGGTGGTCAGACGCTCAAGTACGATCCCGTGATTTTTCCGCTCTATGACGGGTATGCGCCTGGCGCTGAGAATACTGAGGTCTACGAAGAGGGCGGCAAAAACGTATGGGCTGCGATGGCGGTGCGTGCGGTGATCTTCCTCGTTGTCGGTGGTGTTGGTCTGTATTTCTTCGCTGGCTTTTTCAGCAAGGGCAAGCAGGAGACGCATAAGCCTGCGGCGGCAGGGGCGACGGTTTGGCAGCAGTCCGACAAGGCAAGTGTGGGGGCTGGTCTCGCCAATGGTGCGCCTAGTGTGCCTGTTCAAGCTCCGCCGCCTGATCCGCTTGCCGATTTGACCGATGAGCAGCGGTACGTTGCGCAGCTGGCCGAGAAAGGGCGCATTCGGTTGGCTGCGCGTGCGCGTGTGGGATCAGATGAGCGTGCATGGGTGCAGTGGATTGATACTTCGAACAATGTCATTGAGCAGCTGGATATTGACCAGCTGCGGGCGCTTGGCTATTCCGTCACGATGGTTCCCTATGGCATGCGTCTGGTTGCTGGCAAACACGTCTTGGTCGCTACTCCGTGGCCGTGGCGCGAGCCGGTGCGCGAGCAGGATCCACGCCTCTATAACACCGCGTCTGATGGCAAGAGCGACGGCGCTGCTGGCGTTGCGACCGCAGGGAGTGACGCCGGCAGCGCTGATCGCGATCACCAAAGAAGCGTCGTGATTGGGCATGTTCCGCGCAGCCTCGGCACGTTCCCGGAAAGCAAGCCGTATCAGACGACCACAAGTACGCCGGCTACCGCGTTGGACATGTAGTTTCGTGACGCGTCACGATTCAGCACGGATCGTTCGGCAATTCCTGCCAGCCATTCGACAGTCGTCGCAAGCGCTTGTGCTGAATGCATCGCTCGTTTGATTCCAGTTCGCGTAGTTGCAGCCGTTCCGGTACCACGCGCTGGGAGCGGGGCGTGTATAGCGGTTGCGGTGCGACTGCGGGTAGCGCTGCGCTGACACTGCGCATGGTGAAGTAGCCCAGGCACAGCGCCACCACGCCGGCAAGTGCTGCGGTCATCAGCTGGCCGACGAAGATGCCCAGGGCGATTTCCCACCAGAGTCCATCGTGGTTGTTCTGCGGTCTGTAGCTCATACGGCCCCCGATGATGATGAGCCGGCATTGTAGGGGTGTAGGGGCATCGCCCCTACGTGTAACGCTTCATACGCGGCCTTTACGTTTCCGCGCCTTCGGCAACGATGATCCTGCGCATTCCGCCGCAAAGCCGGTAGCCACCACCTGAGGACCGGGCTTTGTTTCAATCTTTTTTCTGAACCGATCCCTAATGAAAATGACGTTCGCTGGACGTTTTGGCCGGGTTTTCGACCGTCCCTCGGCCATCATCTTCGTCCACTCGCGTGCGATATCGCAGGTCAGTGATAGGTAGCTGAGCTGCCACGGCTCCAT